GAATGGTGGCGCAGCAGATACATTAGGTTTTACAACTGGTGGAGTTAATAGGTTTACCATTAATACTACTGGAATTACTTCAACATTACCTTTTACAGCAACTACATTTACTGGAGCAGGGACTGGTTTAACTGGTACAGCAGCATCTTTTAATATTGGTGGTAACGCAGGTTCTGCAACTAAATTACAAACTGGTAGAACACTTTGGGGTGTAAATTTTGATGGTACAGCTAATGTTACTGGTGCCTTATCAAGTGTTACTAACATCACAATGTCTGGTACTTTATCTGGTGCAACAGATGTCAGAATTCCAGTAGCTAAATCAGCAGGAGTTAATGCAGGTTCATTGTGGGTTGGTGATGGAGCATCAGCGGGTGTTATCGTAGCAAATACATTAGGCAGTTTATCTGATGTTACTCTAAGTTCAACAGTAGCTGATCAAGCATTAGTATTTAATGGTACTAGTTGGGTTAACCGAGTTGTTACATCAGTGAATGATGGAGTGACTAACACGACTCAGACTTGGTCATCAAGCAAAATTCAAACTGCTATTGGTGATATTAACTCAACTATTACAGGTGGTTTGGTGAACAAAGGCGGTTACGATGCAACAACCAATTCACCTAAATTAGCAGCTACACCAATCGCAGGGATTAAAAACGGTTGGACTTATGTAATTACAGTTGCAGGTAACTTCTTCACTGAGGCGGTACAGGTTGGTGATATGATTATATCTAAACAAGATAATCCAACAACCTTAGCACATTGGACAATTGTAAATAAAAACATTGCTGACATTGTAACAGCTAGTACAGGATCACAAGGTATAATTCAATTAGCAACCCAAGCTGAGGTATTAACAGGTACAGATCCAAATAAGGCAGTTACAGCAGCTACATTACAGTCTAAAGTATCTACTGATACAGGATTAGGTTTAATTGAAATAGCTACACAAGGAGAAGCAAATGCAGGGACAGACTATTCCAGAGCAATCACACCATTGACGATGAAAACCTATATTACTGGTTATGTTGGTGGTTATGCTGCTAATTTTGGAAATGGTTCTTTAACTACTTTTGATTTCACTCACAACTTAAATACAACTGATGTGACTATTCAAGTGGTAGAGGTGAGTACAGGTGAGACTGTTATTATGCAATCACGTAGATCATCTGCTAATGTTGTGAATGTTCAATGCAACATTGCACCTACTGCTAATCAATACAGAGTTATCATCAAAAAATAACATAATGAATATCTAATAGTAGAACCCCATAGAGATATGGGGTTTTATTATTTCAAATAGGGTCATTTCACCAAAAATGAACTATTTATAATAAACAATAACATAATGGCAAAACAAAAAATACACGGTGATCTAGAAGTTAATGGTAGTTTATCAATTTCATCAATCCCAAACCAAACAGGTACACTCTTAACTTTGAATTCAGTTGATGGAAAATCAATCTCAACTAGAACGAATGCACAAATAATTGGTGATTTAGGACTAGCATCTATTACTGGCAATGTTGCAACAGCAAGTAAATTGCAGACAACTAGAACTTTATGGGGTGTTAACTTTGATGGAAGTGGTAATGTCACTGGTGCATTAACTGGTGTCACTAATTTAACAGCAACTGGAACTATTACAGCACCTACTTTTAGTGGATCTTTAAATGGTAATGCCTCAACAGTAACTAATGGTGTTTATACCAGTAATTTTATTCGTGCAAGTACTAATTTCGCAACAACAAGTGAGATTTCTAGTACTTTATTGGATATGAGTCCATTAAACAATCCTTTTACTTGGCACGATTGGATGGCATTCAATAGGGGTGGTGCAACATTAACTTGGGAGACAAGTACAAATAATGGAACATCTTGGACTGTGGGATCAACACCTATGAATTTATTTATTCAAAAAGCAAATACAGCTTTCAGTTTAACCAGTACAACCACAGCAGTAAGACTCACGATTAATAGTGGTAATCTTCAATATAGCTCCATTAAATGGATTCAAATTATGGGTGGATACTCTACCCGCAGTTATCGAGTAATTGCCGAATCAAGTCCAGATGGATTAACTTGGACAAATGTTCATACCAGTGGTATTGATATTACTCTTACAAACTCTCCTAACTACTTCTATGCCCCACCTATATCAACAAGCCCATATTACAGGATCACAATCTATTCTGCTAATTTAACCCAAACCACAGAAACACTTAATATTGGTGCTATAAGGCTACTCACTAACAGGATAGGCTCACAAGGTCTTATGAAGGAGTACGAGTTGCCTTATGATTGGGATTCCAACAGAAAAATGATAATGATTGATGGTAGTTTTAGTGGTTCACTTACAGTTGGAAGTACCATCACAGCCACAGGAGGTAATTCAACCAATTGGAATACCGCATTCACAAACAATCATACCCATACTAATAAAGCCTTCTTAGATACCGTTATTGCTGATGCTACAATAGCATTGAATATAACAGGAAGTGCTACTAAGTGGGTCGGTATGGAGTATGTTGGAGTTGATACAGCTATTGGTTCTTATATAATGGGGTATGGTGCTGATAATAAATGGCACCCTATTGGGGTGAGTGGTGTAAAAACTTGGTTAGGTTTAGGTAGTAATGCTTATAACTCAACAGCTTATCTACCACTTACAGGTGGTACTATGAGTGGGGCTATAACGTCAACTGCTACCGAGGCTTTTAAAATGCAAAATGATAACGGATATCTTTCAGCTTGGAATACTGCAGGAACTGTTAGACAAGGACATTTACAGTTTACCCCTAATAGCATAACCCTACAGGCGGAGACGGGAAGTAGACTGTTAAATCTCAACCCCATTGGTGGTAATGTTAGTATTGGATATACTACAGATACAGGCGTAAAATTCGCTGTTAATGGTCACGGGTATTTTGATGGTCAGATTATTTCTACGGTAGGATTCAAATCTCTGAATTACAAAGGTATGGTAGGTGACTACGATCAAAACGGAAGTGTAGATAAAATAATTTGGACAATCGGAGATGCTTGGAACACTCTAGCTAATATGTACGGGATTGGGTATTCTTTTAATACTAAATACCAAACTGAGTTTCACCAAATGGTATTTAGGCAGGATGGAGTAATAAGGGCTTCTATTGGGTTAGGAAATGGTAGTGCTTGGTTTGATGGTAAAATAACTGGAGGTATCGGTATAGCTAATGGATTAAACGGTGCTTCTTATACCACAGCTCAAATTGAAGCTCAAGGTACTAATCCGGGTTATTCTTTCCATTATCCCGGAAAGTACGGAGCCTCCCTTTATATGGATGTAAATGGATCTTTAATTTGGGGTGGTAATGGATTATTTTCAAGTGTAATCAACGCAACCGCAAAAATGACAATCCCAACATCAGCACCAGCAACAAGAACCGCTGGGGATATTTGGATAGCTTAATATAGTTAAGTTACATTCAGCAAGATATTGGCTTACCACTACTATTTATAGGTAAACAATTATAAATGGCAGCACCAATTAATGCTTACAGAAGCAAATCAATTTATACAAGAAATAAAGAAAATACAGCTGATATTCAGACACTAACGGCAATCCCGCAAATAAATAAAGCAACAATGCTATCAAGATTTCATCTTGATGGGTTATTTAATGCTAATCTAGGTGGTGAGGGTGATGGGGTGGTTGGATACTGCAGGTTGGATTCTACCAATTACAAAATGCATAATACCGCTAGACACAGCAATTTAAGGCTGTATGATGGTGGTGATTGTGTGTTATTCAATGATGCTGGTTTAAATACCTATGGTAATTTGGAACAGGTTCAAGCCATAAGTATTGGCGGTATGTCGGTAGTTTTTGGGTCTTTTGGTTCAAGTTATTACAGTACCACAAGTAATTTTGGGATCAGATATAAGCCAGAAGGTGGTAGTGTCTGGACTACTTTAGATGGAGGGACACTACCATCACAACAGAGTTCAGTATTATCGGATCAGCTTGTACCATTCATTATTGATGCGTCCCCAAATACCATTAACATTATAGCTTTTATTACTAATGAGGAAGGTACTAGAGAATTACCAGCACAAAATTTTCTACTCAATAATTATTATTTTGATATGAGGTTTTCATCTGTGAACCTAACTGGTGCCTTAGATTCAACCACTACAACTCAAATATATACAAATGCAGAGGGTCAATTCAGTGGATCAGGAGGGCTTGACATAGGTGCTTATGTTACACCAACAAGGCACATATCTGGAGTACAACCAGCAGGTACAGTTCCAAATGGTTATTACTTAGATACAAACAGTAATATATGGATCAGAGTAGCTATTATTAATGGTAAATCTAAAATTACCCAAAAAGGAAGTTTACCTGATAACAGTGAGGGAGTTTTTGAAAATCAAGTTAACTTTTTTATGAGGGGTCCAGCTGCTACTAAGGTTGGAACTTTGTTGGCTGGAAGAAAATTAATCTACAGTTCCAATGGCAAATTGGATGCTAATAGTAATTTAAGTTTGGCTAAAGGTAGTTATACTCAAGTCCCTACCGGATGGTATATGTTATCCGATACCAATCCTAGATGGGTTGAAATTGAAACTGTGGGAGGGACAAGCAAAATTACTCAACCATCGGTAGTAGCGCCACCTACACCACCTGTACAAGTAGATTACTTTACAGATCCAGCTAGTAATATTATCTATGTTTATCACAGGTCACCTAATGAAGGTGATACTCCATTCTGGGGTAATGTTTGTATCAATCTGGGTCAATATATGAATGATGGTAATACTGGACTTCAAATAACACTTAAAAGAAATGTTAACGATAATAAATTCTATGGGTTTAGTTCGGGATCAACAACATCTGATTGGGGACTAGCTCACGGATTATATTTTAACGGTACTAAAACTAATGGTGCATATAATGGCGATCAATGGGTTGCAGGTGTTTTAACGTCATCTGGTGATTGTAATACAGGTTTTGGATTAGCATAAAAATAATATAAAAAAATACATAGTGAACCTCTAATCATTCAATTGGTTAGGGGTTTTTTATGCCTTGAATTTTACATCTATAATATTAAGTAATATCTCAATAAATCAATGAGTTAACAGCCTATTTATCTATAAACGACCTCGAATGAGGAACAATTAAAATAGATAAAAATGGCAGATAATTTTATTAATGGTAGTGATCTACTAGTATACATCGGTGCAGAACCAATCGCAGCTTCAAGATCTTGCTCAATTTCAATGAGCACAAATATGGCAGATAGTACGACAAAAGATAATGAGGGCTATAGTACTAGCATCCCTACGACTAGAAGTTGGGAACTTTCCGTTGACGGATTAGCAAGTTGGGGCGAAAATGTTGCACTATTAATGCAAGCATTTGACGACAGAACACCATTAGCAATCAAATTTAAACCGAGAAATGCGGTAACTGGTGATATGACTTACAGCGGTTTTGCATTTCTAGAATCATTAGAATTTGATGCTCCCCTTGAGGATGGAGTTTCATTTAGTGCATCATTTAAGGGCACAGGGAAGCTATTATTTACAGCTACAGTATAAATCTAAAACATAAGAAGAGGATGAAAGGATTTTTACAAATAGAAATAAATAAAGAAAAAAAAGGTGTTCAATTCGGGATGTATGCCATCAAATTATTAACCGAAAAAAGGGGTATTACTTTAAATGAGATTGGTGAATTATTTGAAGGTGTGGATGCAGATCCTATTAAGGCTTTTGACTTATTAGTTGATTTGCTTTATGCAGGTATTTCAAATTATAACCTAATAAATGATGTAAGTGAGAATTTAAATTATTTCAAGTTATATCAAGATTTTGGAACAGTTGATAAAGATGTATATGATAAGATTTTCAAAGCATTTCTTGAGACTCAAATCAGCGGTAAATCATTGTCAAATGATGAGATGGATAAAGCACCAAAGGACAAAAAAAAAGCTTAGAGTTTGATGAGGTCTTTTCAATGGCCATTGGTGAGATTGGTTTAAGTCTTAAAGACTTTTACAGGTTAACCTATCACGAATACCATTTGGTAGCTAAGGGTTATATGATGAAGGATGAACGTCACTGGATGAAGATTAGAATGTTATCATCATTACTTATCAATGTTCAAATGCCTAAAGACAAACATATCAGCCCTGAGATGTTGTTTAGTTTACCAAGTGATAATCTAATCATCAAAAAGAAACCAATCCCTACAAAGGATGAGTTTTTACAAGCCGTTGCAAGATACGACCCAAAAGGAAAAGACAAGGTTTAATAACCTTGATAGTGAAACCCCTTAGACAACCTTAAAAAGAGTTTAAGGGGTTTTTTAATAATAACAAATTGGCAATAAATACACAAAATATAAGCTATGTTTTCGGAGCAAATATAACACAATTTCAATCCAGTATTGCTACAGTCCAGAGTAGTCTAAGAAGTGCAGGACAACAATTAAAAGATTTTGGTTCTGACTTATCAGCTTATGTTTCCCTGCCACTGGTAGCCCTTGGTGGTGCTGCTATCAAGGCATTCGGAGATATTCAAAGTCTTAAAAATGGTCTAACTGCTGTAACTGGAAGTGCTGACGAAGCAAACAAACAATTTGTAAGATTAGTTGAGCTTGCTAAAATGCCTGGGCTTGGATTAAAAGAAGTTACTAAGGGTTCAATCAACTTACAAGTAATCGGTTTTACTGCTGAAAAAGCAGAGAAATCAATTAAAGCATTCGGTAATGCAGTTGCAACAGTTGGTGGTGGTAGAGATCAGTTTGAACGTGCCACATATGGATTAGCACAACTTGCAAATACGCAATTTCCCTTAGGTGAGGATTTGAATATCCTAAAAGATGCAATACCACAGATTACACCATTACTTAAAGAAGCATTTGGATCTGCACGTAGTGATGATTTGAAAAAGATGGGTGTTACTTCTGCAATGCTAGTTGATACTATCGTTGATGGATTATCAAAATTACCACCAGTAACAGGAGGAATAAACGGGGCGTTTGAGAATCTTAAAGATGGTGTATTTGGGAACTTAGCAGATATCGGTGAGATAATTAACAAGAATTTAGATATCAGTAAACTCATTGATAAACTAGTCGATGGTCTTTCAAGTGTAACAGAATATTTCAAAAATCTATCTCCAGAGGTTCAAAAAGGTATACTAGTGTTTGCTGGTTTAGCCATCGTTATACCACCAATATTAGTTGGATTGGGTGTACTTGTAGGTACAATTCTACCTGCTTTAATTGGTGGGTTTGCAGCCTTAATTAGTCCTATTGGTTTAGTTGTAGCAGCAGTAGCAGGTGCAGTAGCATTGATTGTATACAATTGGTCTACAGTAGCTGAATATTTCACATCTGGTGAGGGTGGTAAATTCTGGGAAACTGTAAAGTCCTATGCAATAGATATGTGGAGTTCTCTTAAATCTATATTTCAAACAATTGTTAGTGTTGGTACAGGAATCTGGAAAAAATTTGGTGACAATATCATTAATCAGGTATTAATTGCATTCAACTTTGTCAAAGATATAATTACCGCAACCCTTGGAGTTATTTCAGGATTGATGAAGGTTTGGGATGGTGTTTTATCTGGTAATTGGAGTCAAATCTGGGAGGGTGTTAAGGGTATTACCATAGCTTTATGGAATGGTATTGTTAACGTTGTTAAAGGTGCTATAAAGGGATTAGCTAATGGTTTAGGTGCCTTCTTCAAATTATTGGGAATGGAATCAATCGGTAATGGTCTTACAAGTTTGGGATCTGGAATTGATAGTTTATTTAACAAAATCCAAATCCCTATTAAAGCAGCTACTAAGGCTGTTAAAGATTTCAAAAAAGAGGTTACTGGTGTTACAACAGGTGAAATTACTACTTCAACAACAACTGACACTAAAACGGGTGGTGGTGGTAAACCAGATTCTAAATCACAAAATGCAATTGCTCAGGTTTATTCTGATTTAGAGATTGGACTAAAACAAATCGATTCCCTTTTTGGTGCTACGTTTGACGAAAAAGCCAAAAAGAAGATTGATGAATATCAACAGGCTATTAACGGACTCATCAAAAATGGATATGAACCTGCAAGTGTTGCAGTACGCAAATTACAAGAAGAGCAGTTAAAATTCAACTTGCTCCAACCTAATAACCATAAAGTTACCGCTATACCTGCTCCAGTTAAAGGTGAAAAATCACCTTTGAAAATGTCTAGTCAAGTAGGATTAAAAGATTTAGCAGGTCAACTTACAACTGAGCAAGCAGCCATAATACAGGGTCAAATTCAATTTAATGATTCATTCAACAATCTTTTGACATCTGGATTTGGTCAAGGCATTGGAGATGCATTTTCAGCAGTTGGTGAAGCATTTATGAGCGGTGGGAATGTTATACAAGCATTTGGTGAGTCAATTATAAAATCCTTTGGTGGTTTTCTTGGAAATTTTGGTGATTTATTAATTGAATATGGTGCAGCAGCAGTATTGAAGGGGAAACTAGATCTAGCAACAACGATTCCTGGGGCAGGTATTTTCGCAGGTGCAGCAGCTATAGCAGCAGGTCTAGCTTTAAAATTGGCAGCAGGTGCATTTGGTGCCGTTGGTGGTGGTAAAAAAGGAAAGGATTCTGGACGTACAGCATTTGCAAATGGTGGGGTTGTATTTGGCCCTACAAATGCATTAGTAGGTGAATATCCCGGTGCTTCAAGAAATCCAGAAGTTATTGCTCCATTAAATTCACTTAAAGGAATGCTTGGTGATATGGGCGGTGGTTTTGGTGGTCAAGTTGAATTCAGAATTCAAGGTAACACGTTAGTTGGTGTTTTGAATAATGAACAAAAAAAGCAATTAAGGACTAACTAATGGCATACGGAATAAAATACAAATGTGCCTTTAGTTCACTAAAAGGTCTTAAATACCAAGTTTACATCTTAAAAAAAGACTATGATTCAGCTCAGATTGAAGTCAAAAATATGGGTGTAGTGCCAGTTGAGATAAATTATACTTCCAATAGTGAGAATAAATTTGAAATAATCAGAGGGAGTGAATGTGTATTAAATCTCTATTCTGATTTTGATGGTCAATTCAGTGAAATAATGATAGCTGATGCCAAAGAATATCAAGTACAGGTTTGGTTAAATGATAGCCTACATTGGCAAGGATATGTTATTCAAGACAATTACTCAGAGCCATTTCAATCTGCTCCATATTTGATTTCACTAAGGGCTACTGATGGTTTGGGTGATTTAAAATTCCTTGATTTTACTGGTGAAACTGGTGCTGTATACTTAAATGATATGACCTTTATAGAGGTCATTTTAAGCGTCTTGGGTAAGCTTAAAAATGGTTCGCAACTCATTACGTCGAATGATGTTTTTGAAGCTAGAATCGATCGTAATGACCCTAAAAATGAAGCCTTTAATTGTCTTACTGTTAACCCTTTTATCTTCTTAGAGAACGATTTAAATACTCTAAAATGTGATGAGGTTTTAAAGATGATATTGGAATTATTTCAATGTTACATTTATTATAAGGGTGGTAAATACCACATTGAAAGGGTTAATTATAAGCTTAATGAGGTTATTAAAAGAAGAACATATAATATCAATTTTGATGATATTCAAGATGCTTATAATGTAATTGTAAGTACTGATAATATAAGGGGTGCGATTACTAAAACTGGTGATCTATCTTTTATTAACGCTGATCATAATTTATCGTATGTTCCTGCCTACAATAAGGTTGAAATCAAATCAAACAGTCAAGACCCAAGTAATTTAATACCTAATAACTATTTAAGGAATTGGGATTCAATAAATAGCCTTCCAGTTAACTGGAATAAAACAGGTAATATCAATATTGGAAAGAAAGACTTTACGAGGTCAGGATCTTCGATGCTGATATTGACAAAGACAGAGGACAATGTAATTTCATACACTACTAATTTAATTAAACCAGTAAGAATTGGATTTCAAGGATCACAGGATTTTTTAACTAAAAGAGATGATGATAATTTAATTATAACAATAGCAAATATTGGTAATGTAAGATTTATGGTTAAAGCAACCACAAGCAGAAGGGCTACTTGGTATTTGTTTTGTGAAAGAGATACGAACGAGACAACTCAAATTGTCTATAAATCTGAATTTAGAGCTACACCGCATTTTTGTAAAATTCCCGCACCTAGTGTAGTGACTGATAATGATTATTGGTTTGTAAATAAACTTGATACACTATTGCCAGCAGGGACAATCAGTCTTGAAATTGCTATTTTACCCTCATTCAATGCCACACATAACCAAGATTGTACGATCAGAGAATTAACAGCTACACTAGCTGCAGGTAATAGTGCACGTGCCAGCGGTGAGATTTATAATCTAACTTCAAATAAAAATGTACGGGAAACTTATGAAGACCT